TAGGTATGACATCAAGTTCCCCTAAAACGACTATTGAAGATACCTACGCTGATGACGATTGGTTTGATATTGACCAATACAAAAAAGCAGCGCAAGTTGCTTATGATTTTTCTTTAGGTAAAATGGAGAAACAAGGTGAAGAAGAGCGAGAAACAATTGGAAAAGGTGGATCAGAGCAACGAATCACAGATCGACAAAAGCAGTCGTTCTCTGAAAAAGACGAAGAGCGCGATTACAAGCAATCCCAAAAAGCATATCGATTCTGATATTAATATCAAGTCATTTGCAATTTGGCTTGATAATTTAGACAGTGCTTCTAGAGAATCTTTTACTGCATTTGCAGAAGATACTTTTTCGCCCATTCAAGTTTATATTTATGCCAAGTTCCTTGGTTACGACGGCAGTATTATTTGTGTAGATGATTGGGTGGCAGAGGTATATCCAAAGCCTGATCATTTAAAAATTTTATTGTATGAAATTGAACAGATGCAGGAAGACGTACGTAAGTTACGTTTAGATATTGAAAACTATGCCGTTAAGCGTGACGCTGGTGTAGCACGTATTGCACAGATGCAAAAAGAAATACGTGGAACAATTGCACAAGTAGATGCCTTTGTTTCTTCTAAAGACAGGAAAGGTCTTCTACTCGCGGGAGCAGACCGAGCTATACGTGAACTTAACTCTGTATTTAAAGACGATCCAATTGAAGGGCCTTTACAAGAAGCCGCAATGTCTGTCTGGGCTAGAATTCAATTTGAAGATTAATTGGTTATATGGAACCAGCTAAACAAAATCAACAAGCAAGTGTCTTTGATAAAAGAGATATTCAGTCTCTTCTTTTAGATATTGAAAAGAACCGCAAGATAACTGGAACACCTATGCAGCCAGGTATGAAAGATGCGACTGATCCTGCTATCTTTCAAGACTTATTAAATAGTTTAAAAAATAGGCCCAATGGATAAGCCGAAAATTCCACCAGAACTTCTTGCTTACTACAAAAAGAAAGTAGCTTCGACTCAAGGTATTGAAGCTGAAGAGCTTGCCAATAAAGGATTAAAAGCTTCTCGTGCTGCTAAGAAACATAAAGGTAAAAAGTAGAGTACCATTTAAGAAGTACTAGAAACATATTGTGCCTTCACATCTTCATCTTGCCTATAGACGTAATGCAAAAGCTGCTGCTGCAAATCATCGTCTCCGCAAGACAGATCAAGATGATATTTTTGAAAGAGCAAGAGAAGACTTTGGTTTCTTCTGTGAGTATGTTGCAGATAAACCTCCAGCAACACATCACAAGGAATGGCACAAACAATTAGTTACCAATCAAGATAGCTCTTGCCTAACTAAAATTGCTGGCCCAAACATCGACCTACTGGGACCACGGGGATCGGCTAAAAGCACTGTACTAGGTTTATATACTGCATGGGCAATTGGTATCCACACAACTGCTAAGAAGCCACTACAGATCCTTTACCTTAGCTATACGGTTGATATTGCACGTTCCAAATCTGCCACAATTAAAAGAATTATTGAATCAAAAAAATACCAAAATGTTTTCCCTAAAGTCAAGCTATTAAAAAATGTAACTTCTAATGAGTACTGGTCTATTGACCACAAGTTTGCAGGGATTGATACCACTGGTGAAGAGCAATTTACTTTATGTGCAGCTGGTCTTAAAGGTTCAGTGACTTCCAAACGTTCTCACTTAGTTGTTATTGATGACCCTGTGAAATCTGCAGCTGATATTGGCAACCCGGATATTCGCAAGATGATGCAAGATAACTGGAATGCAGTTATTGCACCAACGATGTTTGAAGGTGCAAGGGCAATCTGCCTTGGCACTAGATTTAGACATGACGATATCCATGCAACAACATTCTCTTCACAAAATAATTGGATGCAGATTGTGTTATCTGCAATTTTAAATAATGAAGAAACAGGAGAAGAAGAGTCTTACTGGCCAGAGATGTGGTCATTGGACTATTTAAAAGAAAAGAAACGACAGGCACCAATTGCTTTTTCTTTTCAGTACATGAATCAAATCGTGAGACAAAGCGAACTTTCATTGGCACCTGAACTGTTGGTTAAAGCAGAGATTGCAACTGAGTTTGATTGTCTTGGTATTGGTGTTGATTTGTCAGCAGGAATTAAAGAAAAGAATGACTACACAGTTATGGTTTTAGGCGGACGCATCGGAGACAAGATACATATTATTGATTACCGCAGGATTCGTGTCATGGGTAACCTAGAGAAATTAGATGCTATGAAAGAGTTGTTAAATGACTGGTCGATCATTGGCAAGCAAGCAGACGGCCTGTGGTTTCCTACCTACAACACATGTGATATTTGGTCAGAAGCTGTTCAATATCAGGCTTCACTTGAAGCAGATTTCAAGCGTGTTTGCTTGAATGAAGAGAATCTCTACAACTTAATTTGGCATCCAGTTAAAGGTTTCCGTGCAGATAAACTTGCACGTTTCCGTGGAATCATGGGCATGTTTGAGGATCGTAAAATTGTTTTTAATAGGTATCGAAACTTTACTAGTATGTTTGAAGAACTTACTAATTTTGGTACTAGTTCTCACGATGATTGTGTAGATGCATTAGTATGGTTAGTAACAGGATTAATGAAACGCGGTAAACTACAGCTGGATTATTAATGGAACATTTAGTTGCGGTTGTTATTGCTGGTATTACAGGGGTTGGCTGGGGCACAGGAAAAATCTTTACGCGTTTACGCACCCTTGAAGATCGCATTGATCACTTCCCCATGGAGTATGTCTTAAAGCAAGATTATATTAGAGAGATGGAAAAAATGAATAGGGAATTTGATAATATTAATGATAAGCTTGACAAATTAATGGAAAGAGTTTTAACGCGATGAGCTACTTCATTGAGCTAGAAGAAAACCTTGATGGTGACTTGTTTTTTCAAATTCCTGAAGAAGTACTAGAAACACTTGACTGGCAAGAAGGTCAATTGTTGACTTGGGATCTTAAAGGTAATGGCATTATTGTTTCAGCTTTAGATGATACTTCAGGTTACGAACAAGTAGAATAACTTGTAGTGATTGTAGTTTTATGCGTACTTATATTCAACAACCAGGCCAAGTAGGTGTCCAAGGTGGAACTATTGGTAATGCTGGTTACCTTGCTCAGATGCCACCAGCTATTAATCCTGCCGCACATAGAGGTGCACAGAAGGGAGCAAAAATCTACAATAAAGGAGTAAGCACAGAGAATCCATATGAGAAAAAAACTTTTTTAGATAGGACCGGACCACAGTTGCCACCGATGGCAAGACTAGATGGACAGATGAATATGAATAGGGGACAAATAAATGATGCTTACTTACAAGAACAAGAACGTCAACGTTTACTCCAAGAACAAGAAGCACAATCCGAATTGAATGCCTCAATGTTTGGTGGTGGTCAATATGGACAAGCAGATCAGTACTCAGCTGCTTCTGCTGGTTTCCAAAATAAATTCGTAAGCTGATATGGCAGAAGACGATTCAAAATACTCCAAACCAGAAGTGCGTGAACGGATTAAAAACCGTGTCATGAAAGGAACTAAAGGTGGCAAAGCTGGTCAGTGGTCTGCGCGTAAGGCACAGCTCGTTGCTTCCGAGTATAAGAAAGCTGGTGGCGGGTACAAAGGAGGAGAAGGTAAGAAACAAAAGTCTTTAAAGAAATGGGGGAAAGAAGACTGGCAGACCAAAGATCAATATGAAAAAGGTAAGAAAGCTGCTACTGCAGCTAAAAAACACAAGGAGAAAAACTAATGGATAATAACTTATCTTTTGTACCTTTTTTTAAAGGTGATTCAAGTCAACGCTCACCTGAAGGTGATGCATTAATGGAGCTTGCCGGAAAATATGGCGGGGCTTTAACAAAAGTTAATCCAATACCAAAAGAGCGTAGAAGTCCTGGCGCTTATGGGTACATGCCATTTTCTGATACAGAAAATGTTTATATTGATCCAACGCAAGCCGGACTGTTTACTGCTGCACATGAGATCACACATAGTGCGTTTCCTACAAAAATTGGTTTAGATGATATGTACTTAAAAATGAAAGGTCCAGAAGAAGC